GGTCTTCGAATTAGAATCAACTTATTAGGCTATGCCTAACTCGCATATCTCGCCTACCGTCTCTCTGTTCCGGCTTCTCTCTGTTGCATCTACGCAACACTCTGGTCCTGTGGTAATAAAACAACTTGTTGCACTCACGCTACATCGAGCAAACGATAATCGTTTACAGTTGCGAATGGTTATCGAGTGCATCCAGGCTTGTGGTACACGCACAACAATGTGTTGCAGCAAAACAACAGGGGGGGTAGGGCCAGTGCGTGACCGGTCACGATTACGAAGCCCTCACAAAAACTTTTTATTTTTTTCTACATCCGCTAAACTTTCCCTTGCAACGTCTGACCAGATGCGCTGGTAGCGACCGAGAGGTAACTGAAGGAAAGGACTCCACCATCTAAGGCACTAAACGTATCCCTAGACGCTTCCGCCTCGGCACACAGTCTCGACGGACGTTCGAGATCGCGGCCTCCCGGCAGGATCATCCTGCACGTTGCTGCTCGAAGAGCAGACTGGTTGGGCGTAGCCCAATTTGCTCTCTCGCCAAACCTTCTGTTACATTCCCCGCATGGCACTACGAATGACGGAGCAAGAGTGGTCGCAGTTTGCTGCCACTGCCTTGGTATGCCGTTCCTGCTTCTGGTCTGCTGAAGTGACGCGTCCGCAAAACAAGATTTGGTGCGCTCACCGTGTCTCTCATGGCTGGGTCACCGATAAACCTCGATGCGACGGGATCACCTTTAAGTACGAGGCTAAAGATGGAGACGTTTAGGTCTATCCCTTTTAAGCCTCGGGAACTCAAAGCCTCTCAGGAGGTTTTGGATAAGATTTACGAGGCTGCCAAACTGGGGCTGAAGGGTGACGCCCTAGCCTTTGCTGCGGACATGCTGCCGATGGAGTACCGTAGGCTCTGCCAGATGGATGGGGCTGCGGCTATCGCGGAGGCTAAAGGTCGTGCTGATAGTGAATTTGAGGCGGCCAACCAGTTGCGCGTGGCGGCTCTTGGTGGCGATAGCAAGGCAGCACTTGCTCTCTTGCAGCACGTGCATGGGTGGGTCGCTAAGACCCAGGTGCAGGTCGATGTTAAATCGCAGATCAGTATCATCGCGGCACTGCAAGAGGCGGAATCCCGCGTTATTCAGGGAAGAGTGGTGTCGGATACACCGCCTGCACTAGATGCTACAATTGACGAAGCCCCGAACCGTTCCAGCGGATCGAGGCTTCTGACCAACCAACCTGTAAGAGAGGCTGATTATGGCTACGAAGATTCTAACGCAAGAGACCCTGAAAGAGTTGCTGCACTATGATCCGGCAACCGGCGTCTTTACTAATAAAGTTACCCGCAACCCTAGAGCCAAGATTGGCGACCTTGCCGGGTACGTTAACCCGTTGGGTTACGTTGTGATTCAGGTTAGCGGCCAAAAGCACCACGCGCACCGTTTAGCATGGCTATACGTGCATGGGGTTTGGCCTACCAATCAAATTGACCATATCAACCGCAACCGCAACGACAATCGCATAAGCAATCTGCGAGACGTGACTGCCTCGGAAAACCGGCACAACTGCGTTGATAGCGGACGCAACACCACTGGCGTTCGTAACGTCGTGTGGCATAAACGCAACCAGAAGTGGCAGGCTCAGATTATGGTAAACAACAAGTACAAGTATCTTGGTTTGTTTGCCGACCTAGAACTTGCCAAACAAGCAGCAGAAAATGCCGTTAAATTGTTGCATCCAACGCGGGTAGTCTGACGTGCAGTTACCAGTCTATTCGGCAGAACATGAAGAGTTGCTGATGAGCAAACTCTGGTCGCCCTCTATCAAGGACGACCCGGAAGCCTTCGTGCTGCTTGTGTTCCCGTGGCAGAAAAAGAACACGCCCCTTGAGCATTTCCAAGGTCCGCGTAAGTGGCAGCGTGAGGTGCTGCGCCAAGTAGCCGCGCACATGAAAAAGAACAAGGAAGCCACCGCCTACGAAGTCCTGCGTATGGCTACCGCTTCGGGGCGCGGTATCGGTAAGTCAGCGTTGGTGTCGTGGCTTATCCTCTGGATGCTGACGACTAGGATTGGTTCGACGACCATTGTGTCGGCTAACTCGGAAGCGCAGTTGCGCTCGATTACATGGGCCGAAATCACTAAGTGGGCGGCGCTCCTAATCAACTCGCATTGGTTTGAGATCAGCGCCACCCGTGTGATGCCCGCTAAATGGATTGCCGAACTCGTTGAACGCGACCTTAAAAAAGGCACCCGTTATTGGTCTGTCGAAGGTCGTCTTTGGTCAGAAGAAAACCCCGACTCGTATGCCGGTGTCCACAACCACGACGGTGTGATGGTCATTTTCGACGAAGCCTCGGGTATCCCTGACCCTATCTGGTCTGTGACCGCAGGCTTCTTTACTGAGAACACGCCAAACCGTTTCTGGTTTGCGTTTAGCAACCCACGACGGAATGAGGGCTATTTCTATGAGTGCTTCAACGCGAAAAGGAACTTCTGGACGACGCAAAGCATCGACGCCCGGCAAGTCGAAGACACCGACAAAGCGGTCTACGAGCAAATCATCGAAGAGTACGGCGCGGACTCCCCGCAAGCCCGAATCGAAGTGTATGGACAGTTCCCCGCCGATGGAGACGACCAGTTCATCCCTCCAAGCCTGGTGGACGAAGCGGCGTCTCGCCCTAAGTACAAGGATGAAACTGCTCCGATTGTACTGGGCGTTGATCCGGCTAGAAGTGGCAATGATTCCACGGTCATTGTCGCGCGCCAAGGACGCGATATTGTCGCGATTAAGAGATATAAAGGCGAAGATACGATGGAGATTGTCGGGCGAGTAATCGACGCAATCGAAGAGTTCCGCCCAGCGCTCGTTGTCCTTGACGAAGGCGGCCTCGGTTACGGCATCTTGGATCGCTTGAAAGAACAGCGATACAAGGTGCGCGGCGTCAACTTTGGCTGGAAGTCGTCAAAGCCTGCGATGTGGCAGAACAAGCGTGCCGAGATGTGGGGTGATATGCGCCAGTGGTTGCGTACCGCCTCAATACCGAACGAACGATTGCTAAAGTCCGACCTCTGTAGCCCGCAGTACAAGACCAACTCCTCGGGCGCTATCGCCCTTGAAGCCAAGAAAGACATGAAGGCTAGAGGCTTGGCCTCCCCTGACGCAGCAGATGCTTTAGCGGTTACTTTCGCGTACCCTGTTGCAAGTCGGGAGTCAAGAGTTAAAATCGAGCGTAGGTTTTCAGGACGCGGCGAGATGCTCTCGTCGTGGATGGGTGCTTGAGTGGCTAAGAAGTCCGTATCGCTCTCCGTTGGTCGCGGCGAAAAGCAGCCCGTTTCTAAGGGCGCTGGCCTGACCGCCAAGGGTCGAGCAAAGTACAACCGTGCTACGGGCAGCAAACTGAAGGCTCCTGCGCCTAGTCCTAAGACTAAAGCAGACGCAGGACGCAAAAAGTCGTTCTGTGCGCGTATGAAAGGCGTTGTTGCCAAGGCCAAAGGCCCAGCAGAGCGCGCCAAGGCTTCACTCCGACGATGGAAATGTAACTAATGGCTGCTAAAAAGGGCTTGTACGCCAACATTCACGCTAAACGGGAGCGTATTGCTGCCGGTTCTGGCGAAAAGATGCGAAAAGTGGGTGCCAAAGGCGCTCCAACTGCTAAAGCGTTCCGTCAATCGGCCAAAACGGCCAAAAAGAGGAAATAGTTATGAAGTACGGCCCTGTAGGCGTGTCACCCGGTGCCACGATTGGCGACATGATCACCAATTCTCGTATGCAGAAGCCCCGTGCGCCTGCCCCCCGCGCTCCGCGCCGGGTAAACGAGGAAATGATCCGCACGACGGTCGCGTTCCGCCCGACTCCGGTCGTTAAGCCGCGTGGACGGATGGGCTAATGCCCTTAGTCAAGTCGGCGAGCAAAGGTGCTTTCCGTAAGAACATCAAGGCGGAAATGAAGGCTGGCAAGCCGCAGAAGCAGGCTGTTGCCATCGCCTATTCCGTTAAGCGCCGCGCTGCGGCCAAGGGTAAGAAGGGCAAGTAATGGCTAAAGACCCGACAGGGATGAAGGGAGCGGCTCAGGTCGCTAATACGCCGCAGTCCCGCCGTGGACGCGATGCGGGAGACATCCTCTCGCAAGCGCGTACCCGTATGCAGTTGTCCCTGACGGCGTATAGCGAGTCGCGGGATAGCGAACTAGATGACCTGCGCTTTATGGCAGGTTCCCCGGATAACCGCTGGCAGTGGCCGCAAGAGGTGTTAGCCACCCGTGGCGCAGTGCAGGGCCAGACGATCAATGCGCGTCCCTGCCTAACCATCAACAAACTGCCGCAGCACGTTCGTCAGGTTACGAACGACCAGCGTCAGAACCGCCCCTCGGGCAAGGTCATTCCGGTTGATGACCAAGCCGACATTGAGGTAGCCGAAGTATTTGACGGCATCGTTCGGCACATCGAGTACATCTCGGACGCCGATGTCGCTTACGACACCGCCTGTGAGAACCAGGTAACGTATGGCGAAGGCTATATCCGCATCCTGACGGAATACTGCGACGACAATACGTTCGACCAAGACATTCGTATCGGACGTGTGCGAAACTCGTTCTCGGTCTATATGGACCCTCACATCCAAGACCCCTGTGGGTCGGATGCCGAGTGGTGTTTCATTACTGAGGACATGCCCCG